CTGTGTCCGTGCTGCTCCACTTGAGTTGGAGATAGTCCGACGCGGCGACCGTCGTCACGAAGTTCCAAGACTGGACGGATTCGTGACCGCCCTTGATCGTGAACTTCGAGTTGGACTGGTCTACGTTCGTGCCGTTCTTCGCGAGCCATAGGTCGACGTCGGCATCGCTGCCGCCGCCGTGCGTGAACTGCGCCGAAAACTGAACGTTGTACGTTCCCGCGTAGGCGAACGTGATCCGTGTCGGGTTCCCGCTGCCATCGTTCACGATCGAGACGCCGTTCGCCTCGTCGGTGGTGTTGAACTCCAACGAGTAGGCGGTGTTCGCCGCGCCCGCCGTTTGGTCGGTGTCGTCGTGGAAGGCTCCGTAGTAGACGCCGGGGAAGTCGAGCGACGTTCCCGTGAGCGCGGTCACGCGCGGCGTGTAGCGCGTATGCGGACGACGAAGCGTCACGCGGAGATCGCACGAAGTGAACGCCGAGACCTCGGACGGGACGTAGCGCGCGAACGACCCGCCGTTGAACCGCTGTTCCAACGTAGGCGAGAGCGCGGCGACGACGTCGGGCCAGCCCTCGAACGTCATCACGGCGGCGACCATGCCGTCGAAGGGGACGGCCATCTGTTCCCAAGTCGGATTCCCGCGCACCTCGGAGCCGTCAAGATAGAACGTGTCCCACGTTTGCGATGCCTGATCCCACGGGATCACCGACTCCGACCACCACCGACCCTCAGGCGCGAGGCTCGCCGCGACCGACCACACCGCGCGCGTTGCCGTGTCGGAGAGTGCCGTCGAGACGTAGGTTCCCGAGAGGTCGCCCGTGTCGAGGACGAGGTTCCCGGAGGCGACGACGGTATCGGTCTTCGTGCCGGAAAAGACCGCCGTGTCGTCGACGGTCTCGACGGTCGTATACGTCGAAGGCGCGACGACGGGCGTGACGGTCGCCGTCACCTCCGACGCGGAGTAGGTTCCCGACGCGGACACCGAGCGCGCGTAGATCTTGAACGCCGAGAGCGACGGCGTGACGCCCGTCCAACGCGGCGTCGACGAGCGCGCGAGGAGCGTCGAGCCTGCCCACGAACCCGATGACGTCGAGGAGTATCGGATTTCGTAGGCGGCGATCCCGGCGACGTCGGTCGGCGGCGTGACTTCAACGGTCAGGTCGAGATCGGCAGTCCCCGCCGAAACGGCTTGGGGAGCCGCAGGAACGACCGAGCGGCCCGTCGGGTAGGCGTAGAAGAATGTCCCTTGCCGCGCCGCCCTGCGCGTGCCGGACGCCGCCACGGGCGCGATGGACACGACGTAGGCGGTTCCCGGCGCGACGTCGAAGGAGATCGACTGATCGGCCCTGCCGACGTACTGCCACGAGTAGTCCGGCGCGAGAGCCTCGTCGGCGAAGGCGAACCAAACGTCGGCGCGTTGCCACTTCGACTCGGTGTCCCACTCGGCGCGCAGGCGCACGCGCGCGCACCCGTCATCGCACGCGACTAGGTACTCCTCTAGGACTCGACCGCGCGAGATGCGTGCGGGAAACGCGCGAGGGTCGGGCATCGTGTCGGTAAACGATTCAATCTCGCCGGGGTCGTCCGCGTAAACCGCCGCGTTGTACTCGGTCGCCGTGATGCGTCGCTGAAGTTCCGGCGTGAGCGTCACGCTGTCGATTTGGAATAACTTAGGCCACGGGTACGCAGTCCCGTCGGACCCGAACGCGAACGGATCGCCGACCGCCGGATTCACAGTCCACGCGACCGAGACCGTTAGCGTCGATTCGTCGCTCGCATCGGTCGCCGTTACCGTTCGCTCCTGCACGATGTCGGTCCCGAGTGCGGAGGAATAGGTCCGCACGGTGACGACGGCTCCTGCCGGGATCGTTGCAACCTTTGCGTTCACCTTAATCGTGGTCGCGGATGACGCCTTGACCCGCCCGCCCGTTCCGCGTCCCGTCGCGTCGTGCTGTACGCGCACTACGTCGAGCGGCAGGAGGTGGAGCGACTCAACTCCAGCCGTCCATTCGATGCGACGCCGTAGAAGTTCCGCGCGGTTTAGGTCGCGTTGCGCGAGCCGCGCCGCTTGCACCGCACGCGTAACGCCGACGGCTTGAAACGACCGCTTAACGACGGGGTTCCCGTCCGTGAAGATCGCCGCGTCGTCGTATCGTTTCTGCCAATCGGCCTCGTACCCTGTTTCCGCGTTGAGGTACTGAACCTCGACGGCGTTCACGCGGTCGAGTTTGCCCAGCCATTCGACGGAGAAATCCGCCATGTTGCCGACCGAGAACACGCCGACCGCCGAGGACGCGCGATCGGGGAACATCGTCACGCGGTTACCGATGATCATCGCGCGCGCGAACGCCGACCGCGCAACCGCAGCCACAAGTTCCCATCCGCTTTGCACCTGATCGACCACAAGGCCGATTTCCGCGCGCTTCCCTGCGCCAACCTCGGGAACCTCGTCGCAGTAGTCCGCCCAATCGTCGAAGGAGCCTAGGTCGATGTTGTCGAGCGTGAGGCGACCGCCGCGGCCCATTCCGTATTCCTGCGAAAGCAGGAGGTCGAGCAAGTTCCACGCCGGGTTCGTCGTATAGACCGGAGCCGATCCGAAGTTCGGCGAGGTTTCGGAGACGCCGTCCCAAACCCACACCTTCCGTCCTTCAACGTCAGCGGTCACGGTCGGGAGCGCGCCTGAGAGTTGATCCGTGCCAACAATCTTCAACGCGACCAACGCCTTAGACGGATACGACAACGAATCCCGCGTTATCTCGTTGACCGCAGTCAGGATTGATTTGGATTCGCGGTCCGATGTTGTCTCCGGGTACGCGCTCACGCGCTCGACCTCGATTTCGTAGGTGGCCGTCGCGGGTAAGTTGATCGAGAACTGCCGCAGGGTCGGCGAGATTCGCGCGGCGTTGAATCGGATTGTCGCGCTATACGCGCTCCACGTCGCCGCGCCTTGCTGTCGGTAGCGGTATCGGAAATCCGCGTACCAGTTGGTCGGTACGCCGTTGTCGAGGTCGTACAAACCGGACGGGAACGCAAGTTGAATATCGACGGCGTCAACCGCCTGAGACGTAACGTGAACGAATGGCGCGCCGTCGTCTAGGAGTACGTCGTATGTAATCGCCGTCGTGTTGTCGCGGAAGCCGTCGATCGCGTCCTGCGTGCGATCTCCGAGGCGGACCCATACTTCCGCGTCGTAAGACGAAGCGGGGTTGCCGTCGATTTGGATGCCGTCCGGGATCGCGTTGCCCGTGAGGTTGTCCGCCGCCGCGGTCAATCCGCCGACCGATTGAACGGGACCGCGCGAGACGAAGACCAACATCCACAGAACGGCGCGGCCCTCGGCGTCAATCTTCTGAAAGGCAGAGATGATGTTTCCGCCGACGCGATGCGCTCCGTATACGATCGGCTGAGCGATTCCGACTTGCGAAGTATTGCGTAGTCCTTCGAGGTTCCACGTCGGCGTCGGCGATTCTTCCGGCGGTGACCCCGGCATGAGAAGCGACGTAAGCGCGTTCCCGAGGAGCATCATGCCGAAGCCGACTAGAAGTTCCGCACCGTCCGGCGCGCGCGTGAAGGCGATTGCCTCGCCGAGTTCCACGGCTCGCGACCAATCCGCAATCCTTCCCTCTGCGCCGATCGCAAGGTTAGCCCACGCCGGAGCGTAGTCGGCGACGGTCGCGCCTTCCGTGAACGCGCACACGACGACGGTACGCGCTGACGGGTCGAACGCGTCGGGAACCTCGACGATTGTCACGCCGTCGCGCGTGCGCTCGATGCCGAGCGGGTCTGCCGCCTTCGGTCGCACCGCGCGCATCACGCGCCCTGCGCGTTCGTATGCGCCGAGGCGCGAGACGATGACGCCGTGATTTCGGTGGGAATGAAGGATGCGCCGCTCGCCGATATAGACCGCGACGTGATCGACGACGCCCGGCGTGTCCTCAGCGCATAGGACTAGGTCCCCTGCCTCGATGTCTTCGAGGTTTACCGGAGACCACGCGCAAGCCGCGAGGAGCCGCGCGGGGTCGCGCTCGATCGGTAGGCCGAGGCGTCGGTACACTTCGACCGCGAGGTCGTAGCACCCGGTTTCCCGCCACGGTTTGCCGAGGAGGTCGTCGTATACCTTCGGAGGAATGATGCGCTCAAACACGGGCGGGACCCTTCGGGATTCCGGGGAAACCGCCGAAGCGGTCGGGATGAAGTCTCGGCCTGCCGTTCGCGACCTCGTTAGTACCGTGAACGCGGCAACCGTTCGCGCCGTTCAACGTGAGGTCGCACGATGTCGGGTCGAAGTTCGGATTCGTCGCGGCGATCAGGTTCGGAATCGTCTTCGGATAGAGGCACTCGTCGGAGCCGTACACGTATGGACACCGCCCGCGCTCCTGACGGATCGACGGAACTTGGCAGTCCATCAACCCATATTGTGCGAGCGAGAACGTCGCCGACGTCAGGTTCGCGACGACGCGCACGATGCGCCACGTTCCCTTATCAATCGCGGTCCCGGCTTGCGCGCTGTAAAGGTAAATCTGACACGTGCGGTCGATGACGTTCCCGCTTTCAAGTTCAACCGCGACCTCGCGCGTTACGTTCGAGACCATGACCTGAGGGGTCGGCAACGTGGATTCGCCGTCCACGTCAAGCCCCGAGACGCCGATCGGGAACGCCGAGTAAGTGTTGCCGCCGTATACGATCGCCGCGTCCGCGCCCGCGAGGTAGAACGCGGACGAACCGTTGCGGTCAATGCGAAACAACCACGAGAACGGGTAGATTGAGCGTCGTTCGTTCTTCGCGACGTAGAAGGATGCCGGAATGGATTCCGTCATAGCACCTCCTCGACCGAAGCCGCCGCGCTCCACGCGCCGGGTCCAATCTTCGCGAACTCCACGTCCGACGTAAACCGCACGCTAACGGCTAGCGCGGTTTCGGGATCGGTCCACGACCACGTCGAGAACCTCCCTTTAACGTCGGCGGTCAACGTCGCGAGGGTCGCCTTCTCCGAATCATCCAGCGCAGTCCATCGGAACGCCCAACGCCGCCGCCGCTTCGTCGTGAGCGGGAACGCGACGCGGTCGCCGGAGTCTGCGCGAAACGTCGCGACCTGATAGTCGTCTATCGTTTCCTGAGTCCACGAAGGCTGCACCGAAAGCGTATACGCGCTCGCGTTTGTCTCCGTCGATACGGTCGCCGCGGAGTACGTCACCGGAGCCGATAGCGCATAGGACGGCGTGGCGGTTGTGAGATTCGCCAACGCGCCAACGTCGCGCACGCGGAGCCGCTCAAACTGATTCGCCGCGACGTAGGACGACGGAATAAGAACCCGCGACCCCGGACGATTGAGGAATCCCGCGTAGAGTTGCCCTGAGGTCCACGACGCGAGGATGCCTTGACCCGTGTTCGTGCCGTAGGTTCCCGCGTTCTGTGCTGTCGGAAGTCCGATCGAATGCTCCGCGCCCGTCGCGTCCGTGAACGTCGCGAGGATTGATGCAAGCGAGAACGTCGGCGCGAACCACGTCACGCGCGCGCGAAGGTTCCACCGTTCACCGTTCGTTGCGTTCGGCAGCGTGACAGCCGCGCCGCCAATATCGGTGAAGGTCGGGACCGCGAAGGTTGACGACGTATCGACGCGCACAAGGCGACCAGTCGTCCAAGGCGACGCGCCGCCCGTCCGTGTCACAAGGACGGCATACGCGCCGACGCCTGTCGTCGTTCCCGCGATCACAAGGCCGACGTAGGTCGTGTGGTTGGCGATAGTCGTCGTGGACCCGCCCGCCGTATAAGTGAACTGGTCGGTCTGATTTCGCCACACAAGATCGCACGCGACCTCCCCGACCTTGTTGTTAGTCGCGTCTCCGGCGAGTTGCCCGAACCAGTCGGTCGCGAGGACGGCTTTCCCCATCGTGGCGGGCGTTGCACCCTGCGCTCCCGATGCCGACGTGACTACGAGCGCGCCGCCTGATACGGTCGGCGCACCCGCAAGGGTTCCGCCTGCGACGTACTCCAAACCGCTCGAAGCCCACGTGCGGGAGACCGCCGTCCACGGAGAGACAAGGTTCCCCGTGCCTGTGAAGTTGTCGAGGAGGAGCGTAAGGCTCACGCTACGCCGCCTCCCGATGCGACAACGCGGAACCGTTGCCGGGTCGCGGGGTCGCTCGACATGAGAGACATCAGCGCGGTCTTCACCTCGCGCGCGGTTCGCTGCGGATCGGTCGCTCCGTTGACGTTGATGGTTACGTTTCCGATGGAACCTCCCGCCGCGCTCCGCCCTGCCGTGATGATGTTCCCCGAGGTTGACGGCACGAACATTTCAGGACCGCGCTCCCCAACCATGAACGCGGAGCGACCGCGCACGAATCCGCCGGATGCTTGTCCGTCGAAAAGTGCCGGAGAGATTTCGCCGCCGAACTCGTCGAACGCGCCGCCGTTCTGCGGTTCCATCGAGCGACCGCCGAGAAGACCGCCTACGATTCCCGTCAGGAACTTCTTGAGCGATTCCTGCGCCATCATTCGCCCTACGTCGGCGATCATCTGTCCGATCATGCGCGTAAACGCGCGGCCCACATCCTCCGTTCCGGCTATGATGGAGTCAAAAGTATTCACGAACCGCGTGGAGATTTCGGACGCGACGGCCTCGGCTTGCTCCCAAATCTTCGCGTTCTCCTCCGCGCGGCGTTCGTAGTATGCGCGCCATTCGTCGGCCTCGCGTGCGCGCGCGGCATTGTTTATCGCGAGTTCTCGCGCCTGCGCGTCTGCGGTGAGGCGCACGCGCTCGGCTAGCGCGGCCTCTTCCTGCGCTAGGTCCTCCTGTCGGATGCGCTCAAGAGTAGCGGAAAACTCGATTTCGTCCTCGGATATGTCGTCTAACGCGTCGCGGTGTATGTCGATGCGCTCGCGGTTGTACTCAATCCATCCGTCGAGTTCGCGCGCGACCTGCTCGTCGAACGCCGCTCCGGAAATCCGTTGAAGGTCGGCTATGTCTCGCGCGGCTTGATCAATGACGCGCCCGTACTGATCGAGCGCGCCGCCAGTCATCGGTTCGGCGAAACCGCGCGCGGCGTTGCGTTGCCGTATGCGTTGCTCCTCGGCTCGGTCCCGCCATTCGCGCGCGCGTGCTTCGTTCGCCGCCTTCTCGACCTGTGCGCGGTCGTATGCGACAAGCGCACGCCGAGCGGCGTCGATCTCTTCTTTTAGCCGCGTATATTCGCCGCGCTCGCGGAATGTCGAGGTCGCGAAGCGTTCCTCCGCGTCGGCTATCGCGTTCTGTAGTTTCGCGCGCTCGGTCAGCACCGCGCCGATTCCCGCGGCGTCCTTTAACCTTCGCGCGAGGTCGTCGAGGATGCCGACCGCTCCCGGTCCGCGGTTCACTAGCGAACCCACGAACGTATCCCACGCCGCGCCGACCTTGTTGATGCTCGACGCCGTCGCGTCAATCTTCGCCTGAGTCTCGGGTCCGAACGTCGCCGCGAACGTCTGCGCGTTCGGCGCGAGAGCGACTATGGCTTGAGACAGCGCGCCGATGACTTGACCTAACTCCTTGAAGCCTTTCCACGCTTCCTTGAACGCGGCAGCGTCGAAGTTCTTGAAGAAGTCTTTAGTCGCCGCCGCCGCGCGCTTCATTTGATCGCGGAAACGCCCGACAATCTTGACCGTTTCAGCGGTGACCTTATCGACGACCTTGACGACGAGGTTGACTTCGGTCATCGCGTCATTCCTTCCGCTCGCGCGCACGCTCCTGCGTTGCGTGATACTCCGACGCCAGGACCTTCACGGCGCGCCACCACGTCCACGATTGATCGAGGAGTCCGCCAACGGTCGGCAAGATACCTACCTCCATGAGGTGTCGCGACTCGGCAACCATGACAACATCTCGCGTCATCGTGCGGTTGGGACACCGCGTGACCGGGAACCCCTGCGGATTCCCCGCGCACAACAAACACGACGCGTCGCCGCCCGAACAATCGGGACACGCGAGGAACGCGAACGGCGTCGGCGCGTCGGCGTCGCATCCCCAACGGTCGCGGATTGTCTGCGGAATCTTTCGACATACTCGGCAGTCCTGCTCGAATCCACCAGCCGCCGCGCATCCCGCGACGGCTAGACTTTTTTTTCGTCGGTCGTCAACGTGTTCAGCGTGCGGATTGCGTCGGCTAGTTCGCTGCGCCACTCCTTGCGGAGCCGCGAAAGGAACGCGTCGGTCACCTGTCCGCGCTTGTCTGCGTCGAAGTGAACCATCTTCCCCGCTCCGTCGCGGAAGTTCTCGACGCCGATCAGACCGAGGCGGAGGGTCATGAGATCCTCCGTCCCCGGCTGTAGTCGGAACTCGCCGCCGGAGGACGCGACCATCTTGCTGTTCTGGATCATCTCATCGTCGCGGACGGTGAGCGAACGCAGAAGGAACACGGTCTGATCCTCGACGGGGAGGGATGCGTCCTCGCGCA